GCCCTCAATCGGGAAGCTAGGTCAGCGAGACCTAGACCATGCCTGCCACTATCAGAATTAAGCGTCGTGCTGCTGGTGGTGCTGCGGGCGCGCCGGCAACCCTTGCTGCAGCTGAGCTTGCTTTTAACGAGCAGGACAACACGCTGTATTACGGCAAGGGTGATAACGGCAGCGGTGTGGCGACAAGTGTTGTTGCCATTGGCGGTTCGGGAACGTTCCCGAGCACTGGCACGGGCAACACATGGTCTGGCACAAATAATTTCACCGGCAACGTTTCACTCGGCGGCACCACAGCGGTCACCGGCACGATCAACTTTGCCGGCGCCACGATCCAGAACTTCCCTCTGGACAGCCTGACCGATGTGAATCTCGGCAAGACCATCGCCCTGGCGACTGGTCACATGATTGCCTGGGACGGCACCGACTGGGTGAATGTCCCCGCCCCGAGCGGTGGTGGTGGCGGCACGCTGACCTCTGTGGTGGCCGCGGCCAACAGTGGTGTCAGCGCCACGGAGCTGTCGGGTGTCGTCACGATCGCCGGCATTGACGCAACAACGGCGGCTAAGGGTGTTGTCCGCCTTGCCGATGCGACGGCCGTGACGGCTGGCACCGCTGGGCTTGTTGTCGATGCTGCTCAGCTAAAGGCCGCGGCCTACACGCTGCCCACTGCATCTGCCACCGTCTTGGGTGGCGTGAAGGTTGGCACCAACCTGGCGATTGATGGCACAGGCGTTCTTAGCGCCACGGTGCCTGGCGCATTGGTGTTTAAGGGCGCAGTCCTGCCCACTGCCGCGGCACCCACAGGTGCGGCTAAAGGCGACACCTATGCGATGAGTGCTGCGGGCACGCTCGACGCGAGCTGGGGTCTAGGCGCCAAGGCCGTCGATGCCAGCGACCTGATGATGTACACCGGCACGGCCTGGGATCACGTCGGCAACAACCACGCGACGGTGGTGGACATCACCGCGACGCTGCCGATCTCGGTCGACAAGACCAACCCCGCTCAACCGGGTCTGAGCATTGCCGATGCAACCGCCGCGGCAAAGGGTGTTGTTCAGCTAGCGGATGCCACCGCGATCACCGGCGGCACTGCAAGTCGGGTTGTTGATGCAGCGCAGCTGAAGGTGGTGAACGACCGCCTGCCTGTCGGCACTGTCGCCGATCAGATGCTCAAGTGGGACGCCACTAATACCAAGTGGGTGGTGACAGCTGTGATTGATTGCGGCACCTTCTGAGGAGGTTGTATGGCGAACGCACCGGGTCTTGGCCCCAAGCTTGATCCTTCTCAGGAGTTCGCCTTAGAGGTCACAACACGGCTGGCATTGCATGGCTCTCGTGATGAACTCGCGAGGGTTATGCGCCAACTGCATCACGACAACATGCTGTTGCGGCAGGCGATCATGGAGTTCTTTGATGCGGATTAAGGCTGAGCTGAAGCTGACGAACTGGAACGGGCCACGTCTCGCGCAGCGTGCCCGTTTTGTTTTTGGGGACTACTGCACGCAGCTGTTCCCCAAGTTTCAGGACAGCATTGTCCAGCAGCGTTATGACTGGCCGCAGATCACGATCAGGAAAAACGGTCAGGTTGTTACCAGCCCGAGGAACATCGTCGACAGTGGGGCGTTCAAGCTGTCGCAGGAGCGCACAATGCTCAACGCGACGACATGCCTGTTCACCTGGAACGTGCCGTATAGCAGCCTGATCCTGACTGGATATACGACCAAGGCGGGGAACATCATGCCCCCACGAGACTGGATCACCCCAGTGCTGCGTGATGAGTTCCCGATGGCGCGGTTCTTTGAAAATGAGTGGAAACGGCTGGGGTACTGATGACTGACCTTGAAGAGTTCCTAGCCCTTGCGATCCGTCAGCGCCGTCTGGAACAGAAGCTGACGAAGCACGCGCTCAAGCGACTGCGTGAAGCACTCGGCTGGGTGCGTGGCCAGATCGAGTTTCACGGTCTCAATCAGATCGGTCCCAACCGTGCTGAGCGGCTCAAGATCCTGCGGCTTGAGGTCGAGGCTTACATGCGCGAGCAGTACGCCACCCCACTGATGCGCACGATGCAGGCCAGTGAGGTGATGAATGACTTCATCGATCAGCAGTTGAAGCTGGCCAGGCAAGTAGTGGTCAGCACTGGTGGCGTGACGACAGGTTCATTGACTGCCGCGGCCGTGCTGCCTAAGGCGTTTGAGCAGGTGATCGTCAACGGTGTGCCGTGGGGTGAGTTGCTGTCAGACCGTTTGCCACGGTCGGTGGCCGACAAGGTGAGCCGGATGCTCGGATTGTTCCCTGACGATGTGGGCAAGGTGTTTGCTGACGCGGTGATCAGGCCAACTGAACGCCACGTCGAAGCGATCATCACCACCGGCGTGCAGGACACCGGCAGCATTGCCCAGCAGCTGCTGTGGCAGATCGAGACGAGCCCTGCATGGCAGGAAGACAACGAGCAGGTCTGGTCGGCAATGCTCGATAGCGCCGTCTGTGCAACCTGTATGGGGCTCGATGGGAAACGGTTCCCGATGGATTACGTGAAGGTCAGCCCGCACCCGAACTGCCGTTGTGTGCTGCTGCCTGAGAGTTTCTTCACGCAGGACCGCCCGGCACGTGGCGATGGCGGCAACACCGTCGATATTCCAACGACGAAAAAGGGCGTTGAGGCCTGGCTGCGGCAGAACCCAGCTACAGCGTCCAAGATCCTCGGCAAGAAGCGAAGCGAGGCATTTGTTGCCGGAAAACTAAGCCTCGATGCTGCTATCAAGGCAGCTGGGGGAACCTAGGAGAAAGGCAATGTCGCTGGCAAAGCTTGCGGGATCGACTGTCGATAACAGCTATCTATCCGTAGCTGAAGCCGATTCAATCGCCGCCACGATGCTCGGGACCCTGAAGTGGAACGACCCGGCGACAACCACTGCAGACAAGGAAAAGGCCCTTGTTCAGGCCACGTTGCAGCTGGACACTCTGGGATGGGTAGGGACTAAAGCTGCGGCTTCGCAGCCGCTGGACTGGCCTCGCAAGGATGCCGTCTGTGGTGAGAAGTCCTACGGCGACACAGTGATCCCCCGTGAGATCGAGCTGTCGACGTTTGACCTGGCCGAGGGTCTGCTGAACAACCCTGCTCTGATCACTGGCATCGGTGGTGCAGCAGGTGGCGGCGGCAGCCCTGGTGAGCTGGTGCCTGGTGTGCCCAATGCAGACCTGAAGCGCCTGAAGCTGGACGTGATGGAACTGGAATGGCGTGATGCAGCGTCCAGCAGTGGGGTGACGATCAAGACCCCGCTTTCTGTGATGCCTCACCTGACCAGCATCCTGGGATGCCTGACCACCAGCGTGATCCCTGGCGGTCGTAGTTGGGAAGTGCCTGTTATCCGTGGGTAGGGCTCATAACATGGCCCTATGGGTTCGTATGAGCAGCCGTCGCTGAATCTTGAGGAGGCGAAGCAGAAGCCTCGGCGGCGGAGTTCATCACACCTTGCCAAGCCGTTAAGCAGAGAAGAGCAACGGCGTTTTGGTGAGATGTATGTCGAGCACCAGGGGCTGATCAGGCTCTTGGGCTCAAAGCTTTGCAGGAAGTATCCAGTCGTCGACAAGCTCGATGTCTATAGCTGCATCGACATTGGGTTCCTGAAGACCTGTCGTGCGTTTGATCCCAGCCTTGGCTTCAAGTTCTCAACGCTGCTGACCAAGTTCTGCGAGGGCACGATCCTTCACTTCATCCGTGACCACAACTGGCATGTCAAAGCACCGCCGAAGGTGCGACAGCTGGGGCAGGCGGCACGAAAGCTGGCAGCAAAGGGGCATTCCATCGCTGAGGTGATTGAGCTGTTGGCGACCAGCAGGGAAGAGCTTCGGTTGGCCCTCGCCGCCACTGCTGGCATGTATCACGAGCAGAACGAGTGGGAGGGTCACTGCTGCTCAAGGCCAACTCCGATGGAACTGCTGGAGCGGGAAGAGGGCTAGCTTTGTGTGAGATGGCGGTGCGTCAACACCCCATCTCGTGACCAACCTGAGGAGACAGGCTGATGGGAGCCTTTATAGACCGAACAGGGCAGCGTTTTGGGCGCCTTGTTGTTCTTGGCGTTGAAGGCCGGGACAGATGGGGAAAGCTTCTCTGGCTCTGTCAATGTGATTGCGGCCGCACCATCTCAGCAAGAGCCTCGAACTTAAAAGCCAAGACTTCGAGCTGCGGATGTCGGAGGAGGGAGGTCGCGGCAGCGCTGAAAACCAGTCATGGCTTGCGTGGTACGCGGACTTATCGAATTTGGGGCAACATGAAAACCCGAGTCACCAACCCAAACTTCAAGGACGCGGAGTTGTATTCAGGGCGTGGCATTGACTGCGATCCGCGCTGGCTTGCAAGCTTTGAGGCGTTCTTGGCTGATATGGGCGAATGCCCAAGCGATAAGCACAGTCTTGATCGCTGGCCTGACAACGATCGGGGTTACTGGCCTGACAACTGCCGATGGGCAACAGATATTGAACAGGCCAACAACCGCCGCCCTCGCCGGTCACGGGAAACTAGGCCATGAGTTGGCCGCTTTTGGCCGGGAGACCAAAATCGGGTTCTTCAACGCATTCGGCTACAAGTTCTTCGCCAAGAAGGGCACCAGCAGCTCGACGGCTCCGACCGTCAGCACTGGCATGACTGAGGTCAAGAACCTTTCCAACGCTGGCCTGAGTTCCACCACGGATACTCAAGAGGTGATCACCTACGACACCTCGACGAATGGCTGGAAGCAGCAGATCGTCACCGCCAACAGCTACACCATCAGCTGCGAGCTGAACATTGACACAGCCGACGCTGGCTACAAGCTGCTGAAGCAAGCAGCTCGTGACTCGGCTACCGGCGTGATGATCGAGTGGTTCCGCGAAACTCCTGCTCCTGCTGTGAGCGGTGGTGGCACCAGCACTGCTGAAACCCACGCAGGCGTTGCCGCTGTGGGCAACTTCTCAGAGGACATCCAAGCCGGCAACGTGGCCAAGGTGACCTTTGACCTGGTGGGTTACGGCCCCTACGTGCTGACTGAGGCGACCGTTACGCCTTGACGGTCGCGGGCGAGGGAGGAGCCTGTAGCCCCGCTTCGGCGGGGTTTTTTATTGCTGCCAGTAGCGCACCAAGCGCACCTTGTCCCCGAGCACCTGTTGGAGGGTGGAACCAAGGAGGCCGGTGGTGCCGTAGTTGAAGCGGAGATCTTCAACCACGCAGTCCATTTCAGGATCACCGGCGAAAGTCAGGCGTGCGGTGGTGCCTTGAACGATGCGCTGATCAAGAGCTTGGGGGTTGATGCAGTAGCCCTCAAAGACATTGCTGATGACATCAACGCCAGGCTGATTGCGCTCTAGAGCGCCGCCAGATTTACGCAGGAACAGCTCATAGGAAACGGTCGTGGTGTTGGCGACGACGTTGCCGGTGTCAGGGTCAACCGTGGTCCCAGCATCTGAGACGGTGAAGACGACTGTTGCGTTCTTAAGAGCGACCAGTGCAGACGCCACCTTCTTACCCCTTTCCATAGCTTCCCGGTGACGGGGAACCTAGGAGCAGCAAGGGAAATGAGTTGTGGCGGGGAGTCTCGGCGAAGCTCAGCTACAGCTCAGCGTTGACAACAAGTCGTTCGAGGCGGGGCTTAATTCTGCCAAGCGGCAGATCGATGGCTTTAGTTCAACCGGCGTAGCTGGGTTCCAGCGCCTTGGTTCAGCGGTCTCAGGCTTCGCCGGCACCGTGGCTGCGCTCGCGGGTGTTGTCGGGATTGGGGCCTTAGCGCAACAGATTTCTTCTGTTGGTCAGGCGTCTGAGCGGAGCAAGATTCAGCTATCGGCATTGGCTGGCGCCTATGGCGAAGCAGAAGCCGCAATGGCTTCGGCGGCACGCATCGCCAAGATTCTTGGCATCAGCAACCTGGAAGCGAGAAACAGCTTTTCTCAGCTTTATGGTTCGCTCCGTGGGACCGGCATTGGCCTCAAAGAGCTTGAGGTGCTCTATGTCGGTCTTAACAAGGCGGCGCGACTGTCGGGTGCTGGTTCCGCTGAAGCTGCGTCCGGCATCCTGCAGCTGAAGCAAGCCTTCGCCTCAGGTCGAGCACAGGGCGATGAGCTTCGCTCTGTTCTTGAGAACTTGCCTGTCTTCGCGCAGGCGGTTGCCAAGGAAATGAAGGCGAACGTCGGTGAACTGAGGCAGCTCGGCGCTGACGGCAAGATCACCAGCGACATCTTGTTCAAGGCAGCAAAGAGCCTGGCCAGTGGCGTAGCGCCGGGGAAAACGCAGCTTGAGTCGTTGGCAGCAACGTTTGAGAACGTCAAAGAAACTGCAGCTGAGGCATTTGGTCCGGCACTGAACAGTGCCCTGCGGAGCATCTCTGTCGGGCTCCGTGTTGTCGGCAATTATCTCGCGGAGAACAAGGAATCGATCGTCGGGTTCGCTAAGGGTGTGGTTTCAACGGCTAAAGCGATTGCACCGTTCGCGGCCGGGATCGGGATCGTCGTCGCTGCGTTCCGCGCATGGCGTATTGCGGCCACCGCTGCGGCCACTGCGCAAGCTGCATTACTGGCGCTAACTGGTCCGAAGGGTTGGGCGATCTTGGCCGGTGCCGTGGTGGCGACAGGTGTCGCCATGGCCGGTTTGAACAAGATCAGCGGCGACGCCGAAAAGGCGATGGCGAAAGCCAGTGATGAGGCCAAGAAAGCTGCTGCAGAATTTGACGCCCTGATTGGCGGGACCAACGTCAATGGTTCCAATGCAATCGACAAGGAGATTGCGAAGAAGGCCAAGGCGTCTCAAGACGAGTACCGCATGGCCCTCAGGCTGCAAGGGCTTGAGGGAAGCGCACGCCAAGCTGCCGAGGCCCAGCTGCAGATTGACGCTGCTCGCCTGAAGTACAAGGAAGCGATCGCGGCGGCTAGCGCTGCTCCCGGCAATGCCAACCTTGAGGCATCAGCTCAGGCTGCAGCAGATGAGCTGAAGTCTGCGCTTGTTAATGCCGGTGATGCGATGAAAGCTGCGGCTAAGGCCGCGGCGGATGAGCTGAAGAGTGCCAGTGATTCGCTGAAGGGATCACTCCGCAGCAACCTCGATCTGCTTAACGGCGATCTGCGTAAGAAGGTGATTGCAGACGCTCAAGCGAGCCTCGGTAAATCACTGGCCACTGGTCGCTTTGATACGGCCACGATCGACGCCGGGATCAAGACCAACCAGGACCTGCTCGATATGGCCAGCAAACTGGAAGGCATCAATGCCAGCTTCGACGCTTATGACCAAGCGCAGAAACAGGTCGCTCAGACACAAGAGCAGCTTGGTGTCAGCTTCACGGACCTCGGCGTGAAGCTTGATCAGACGGCAAACGAAATGGCAGCCCTCGCTAAGAAGGACTGGAACGTCTACGTCAACGGCGAAAAGGTTGACGGCTACTCAGGCATGGTCAACGCCATGAACAGGGGCTTCTGATGACACTCACGATCGGCACTTGGGTCTATAGCGGGAACCGCTACACCGTTCAGCCTTATGGCTATGACGAGGTGGATGTACGCCGCGGCCTGACCGCACGCAAGTGTCTTCTGCAGGCGCTGATGACTGCTGCTGAATGGCAGGGCCTCTTGGCGGTCTACAACACGTGGCGGGACACGCGAATCACGGATCCTGACAGCGTGACTTCAAACAGTGTTGGGACGACTGTTGACGTGACGGCCGCGGCCAATGGCGTCACCTGGACGGCGGTGCCGTGCTGGTTCTTGTCTGCTCCTGTTGGTGAGCAGGTCGGAGCGTATGTGCAGGCTTCTGTTGATTTGGTGGATGCTGCCCAGTCTCTACAGGTGCTGCAGCACGAGAGGACGCTATCTAGCGCCAAGTATCACTTCGGCACCTGGACGCTTGGGACAACGGTTATTCAGCTGACGAAGCCTGCGGAGACCTATCAAGACATCCCACAGCTGGCATTGACGGCAGGTGGGGCGAGTTACATCACCGGCCCGTTGACTGCCACCAGGGTGAGGGAACTAGAGGGTGACACTGATGCAGCGGGCTGGGCTGCTATTCAGACGTGGTACGAGGCAACGATCCAGGCGACACCTGCTGCTGGTGATTGGTATCCGATCAGCGCACCATCAGCCTCAGCTGAGGCTCAGATCGTGGCAGGCGCCAGGACTGACATCTATACCGTGTCCATCGCACTGGGGCAGGCGAAGTAATGGCGACAATCGATATTCGCGCAACGGTCACCTGCAGCCTGGGCCCGCTGATCAGCGGCAGCATCAGCGACGACTACCTGCAGAACAGCGGGCTAGTGATGACCCGCGGCAGCTGTGAGATCACCGGGATTCACACCCCTGCGGTAGGGACTGGCGTCACGTTTAGCTATACGGGTCCTGCGGGGAACCAGACGGTGCCGCGTGAGCTGCTGGTGCTGAGCAGCTTTGCCGATCCGTTCCGCAATACCACCACGGTCGAGCTGGGTTGCCGGTTGACCTATCTGAAGGACACATCACCGGCTCCCAGTGTTGATGGGGTGTCGTCGCTGATGACAGGTCGCAGGCAGCAGTGCCTCAACGGTTATGTGGACTATCCAGCGAATAGCAAGGTTGGGTTCCCAATCAGCGCCGCAGCGTTGATGAATACCTGCTTGGGAGCACTGGGCATCACGGCAAGCCGTAACCCGCTCACCAACATGTTCAACCGTGATTCGGTGGACCTGAGCGCGGGTTATGTGCCTGTATTGGGTGACCTGCTGTTGTCTGAGGGCTTTGCGGGCTACATGGATGCAGCAGGCACGCT